ACCGTTGCTGGTATCAAGTTGAGCATTAGTTGTGGCATCTACCCAACTATACCAAATAAATGCACCGGTAGAAGTAAAAGTATTAGTACATAATGTTGCCTCTAACAGATATGTCTTACCTGCAATTAATGTGAAGATATTGCTGGCGTATGCGATACCACCATTTGTTGCAGTTGTTACATTGAAATTAATATCAGCATTTTTAGCAACTGAAGCCTGGTCTGCTGATTTTTCAACTTGTATGTAATCAGGACTAACTGTACCATATGTTGTTGGCTGACCGTTGACGATCACATTAGTAGCCGATACGTTGCCTGTGGTTGTGAAATTGGTTGTGATACCTGCGGCCAAGTATGCGGCTGTGTTGGTGTTGGCACCAGTGGCCAGACTGTTGGTTCTAGTATTGACATAACTCACAACCGCAGTATTGGCAGTGGTGATCTGGTTGTCAGTATAACCTTTTAAGGCTGTGTTGGCAGTGACTATAGCGGCATTGGCACCAGCAACATTTGACGCCATTGCAGTATTCAGAGTGTTGACATACGAAACCACTGCCGAGTTGGCTGTAACGATTGCGGCGTTGGCGCCTGTGATCTGACTGCTTAGTCCTGCCACATTGGCATTGGCCCAGACATAGTAACTGCCTATGTTGGCCTGTAGTGCAGTGATATTTGTTGTGGCTGTGCCCAAGTTGGCATTGGCCGCAGGCCACAAGTTGTCGGTTATGGTAATGGTTTGACCCGACGCTGTGGCAGTTATGCCATTTGTGCCAGTGACGCTTAAACTTTGGCTGGTCAAACTCACTGTGCCGGTACCTGTGGTACCTGCGGTGTTCAATGTGCTACTGACTGCGGCAGTTGTGATACTCGTAATGCGACCGTATGCGTCTGTGGTGATCACAGGTATTGCAGTTGCTGATCCTGTTGTGACAGCACCTGGACCCACTGAGGTCAAGTTAACTCCAGTGCCACTTATGGTCAGGTTACCTGCGCCCGAGCTGGTTGATACTACGCGATTGCTGTTATCATATATGCCCGGAGCGTAGAATGGTTTGTTTACATTCCACTGGTCACCTATGCTGGTGTAATACAAATTGGCACTGGCACCGGCTACACTTAGCCCAGCACCGTTGGCCTGTGATCCACTAACGGATCCGTTTGATACAGTGATTATTTTGTCTGTTACGCTCAGTGTGGCTTGATTCACTGTGGTGGTTGTACCCGACACTTGTAGATTTCCGTAGACATACAAGTTGCCACCAATGGTGCCGGTACCACTCACAGTCAAGTTGCTGGTCAACTGTACGCTGTTGGCACTTACAATGTTGACATTACTGATGTTGCCGCTTACCGGGCCCGAAGTAATGATGTTGCCAGCAGTGATGTTACCCGAGACTGTAAATCCTGAGTTCAAGTAGGCCAGTGTATTTGCATTGGCACTGGTGGCTAAACTATTGGTCTGTGTGTTGACATAACTCACAACTGCCAAATTGGCAGTGACTATTGCGGCATTGGCACCATTGATCTGACCGGCTTGTATGGTATTGGCCGCAGTCCAAGCTGTTGTTACTGCATCCACATATGACTTCATTGCGGTGTTGGCTGTAACAATAGCGGCGTTGGCGCCAACAATGTTGGCATTGATTGTAGACAAGTTGCCGGCAATATAGGCAGCCACATTTACATTGCTGTAGTTGCCGTCCTGTGGATTGGCAACAAGGTAACTGGCCACATTGGCGTTACTATATGTTCCACCAATTCCATCTAATATACTTGTACCATTGGCATAGGTAAAACTATTTGCAGAAATAACGTTGGTACTAAAATTGTTAACAACTGTCAAGTTGCCTGCACCCACATTGCCTGTCGTGCTTGCTGACAAGTATGCGGCCACATTTACATTGCTGTAATTACCGGCCACTGTGCTCAAGATGTTGACACCATTGCTCAAGAAAGTAAAATTTTGAGCACTGATGGTACTGAAACCAGTAATGACCGGTGCTGGACTTGCGGCAAATGATGCAGGTACAATACCACTGCCAACTCGAAGGTATCCGTCTTGGGGTAAATTGAGGTTGCCATCTGTGCCAAACTTCCAACTGTTGAATACTGTGCCAGCATTGCCTACACTGGTCTGTACATAGGCACCGTCGTCTTGAGCAAAGAATTGTTGATAACCTGTACCACCATTAATAATACCGCCTGCTGATCCTGGAGCACCGTAGATGAATCCTCCAGCAACTCCGGAACCATCCGGTAATGTTAATGTACCATCTGTACCAAATGTCCAGGTTTGAGCTGTTTGGCCGGTGTTGGCCCGGATATAGGTGTTGCCATTGCTGTTGATGGTATAGTTGGGACTGGCATACACGCTTGAACCGCTGTTGCGAGTGCCATCTTGGTAAATTATGTTGCCATCAGTGTCAAAGGTCCAGGCATAACTGGGACTATGACCGGCGTTGGCTAAAATACCAAATGATCCTGCAGTGAACAACTGAACACTGTCGCCAGCTGTCACCAGTTGAGAGTAGTTTGGTAATTGAACACTGCCAATCATACCAGTGTATGTTGGCAAGTAAGCGGCCACATTGCTGTTGCCAAAACTGCTGTCAGCAAAGTGCAAGTTGGCGTAGGTGTAGAAACTGCTGATGTTGGCCGTAATGCTGTTGATCGCGGTATCTTGTGTGGCTGCGTTTGTTTGTAGTGTACCAATGTTGGCAGACTGCACACCAGCATTGGCAATCAATGAAGCGATGGCATCTGCTTGAGTCCCAGCATTGGCTTGCCAAGCAGTATTTGCGCCTAATATGCTCGAGTACAGGCCAGCCACATTGGCATTGGCCCAAATGTAGTATGATCCAATGTTGGCCTGTAGTGCTATGATAGCATCTGCTTGTACACCTGCGTTGGCAAACAATGTAGCAATGTTGGCAGACTGTACACCTGCGTTGGACCACAGATTTGTAATCTGCAAATTGGCCGCTGTCACATTGGCATCAATACCTGTGATGATATTGCTTGTGGTCAAGTATGCAGCCACATTGGCGTTGCTGTATTGCCCGCCCTGTGGGTTAGCAGTTAAATATGCCGCAACATTGGCATTACCAAAGTTACTGGTGCCAAATGTGGCATTGGCATAAGTTCGGAACGCTGTCAAGTTGGCACTGATGTTGGCAGTTGTGGCATTGGCAAGAGTTTGGAATGCACTCAAATTGGCACTGATGTTGGCAGTGGTGGTTTGCAAGTTGGCAATGTTGCCGGATAACTGGTTATACCCACTTAGGGTAGCCAATACTGCCATACCACCGGCTGTTACACCGTCTTGTACTCGTATGGTTCGTAATCCGGTGTCAACCACCAGTTCGCCTAAAGGACCTATGTAGTTGCCCGCGGCAGCTGTATTGCCACGCTTGATCAATATTTGTGATATGTTGATATTGGCCATTTAGATTGTTCCGCCGTCGAATGTGTAGGTATCTGTGGTCACCGGTGGGGTTGAATGAGCATAGTACGCCGGCAGTATCTCAAGATCTAGCGGAACGCCATAGTTGTCATCAATATATACAGGGGCAGTTACATCGGTGCTTGTGACTGTTGTACTAAATGCCAACTTGTAAAAACGTTGCTCTAGTCCGTTGATGGTGTTGGCATCAAATGTAAAGGTTCCGCGACCAAGTTGGATATTGCCGCCCACATTGGCAGCAAAATTAACAGCGTAGCTCTTGACTGTGACTTGATTTGTAGGATCCTGGATACTTGCAGTCACACTGCTGCCAGTTAGGTTTACGCTTTTCTGGTCTTGATTACGAACTATGACTTGTATGGGATTGTCTACCCCTTGATAGACTTTTATTGGGCGGCTGTACACGACTCGGTTCCTTGTAGTGAATATGCTGGGGTCAAAAACTTGTACCTCGGCAGTATTGGGATAGATATAGGCTTTGACTGTGATCATTTCATATTCTTTTACATATTTAGCGCAGTCTAAAAGTAAAATCCACTTTTGATATGTCCATAAATAAAACGTGGACGAAATAAAAAAACTACTTGAACAATACCCTTATTTGACCCTATTAACATACGGTGGCAACGAATATGTGGGCATTATACAAAACGCCGACGAGCAAATCACTACAATTTATGATTTTGCCGGATTGAAAACACCCGAACAAAAGATATTGTTCTTGCAGCTGGGCGACACTTGGTGGTGGGAAAGCAATAGGATTATTCCCATCAATGTGTTCTTAAAAGCCGAGTGGAGTCAGTTCAAGTTCTGCGTTAAAACCATGAACAGCAAAGACGTTGAGATCAAAGTAGGGCCTCAAGTTAGTCTCAAAGAAATGGCCATGAAGCGTAGCAAACGTCGTTCAATAACCCTGGTACGCAAAGTCAGTTAACTGCCGCCCTGACTGATTTGTTCACAAATCAAGTTCATGTGTACTGCCACAAGATGTGCATAGGCCACAGCATGGCTCTTTTTAAAACTGTATCCTTCTTCAGTACCATCCCATACTGTTTTTGCAATCTCTTGCCAAGTACGACCCACCAAATGACGCTTACCCGGACGTATCAGCGCAAGAAACATGGCCATTCGGGGAATCGTATTCACAGGTTCTGGACACCGCATTAGCAAGTCGTGATGTGCGCCAATATGTATCACAAGACTACAAAAGCCAGGATCCCGTAATAAATCCCATATGGGCTCTTGTGCCATCAACGCAGTTAAATGTTGTTCAGTCTTTATCTGCGTATATAACGATACATTCAACAGGTCCAACTTCATGTAGCCCAAGTCTTCGGCCAACTTGTGATCTATACTGGCAATGCCAGTAAATGGATCTCGGGGAATGTCAGTGGCATACACTCCGGTATTATGCTTTATGAGTTTGCCGCCTCGCACAATACCTGCAGGTGTGTATTGCAAATGTTGCAATGCTGCATCACGGTCACCAAAGTCAATATCGATGTCACTTCGAAATTTCATAAGCCTGCCTTCTGTAATATGTCCTTGACCCATTCAGTATCAGCCATGTAGTCTTTAAATCGCTGTTGCCAATAGTCGGGGTCTATCCACGGCAGTACTATCGCAATTTGCCCAGCATCCAGTCCTTCAAGAAAAGCAATACCGCTGTCACAATTAAATATAATCCAAGGGCTAATCCGCCCAGTACTAATATGGTAAACAACGCGATTGCCATTACCATATCGGAAATAGTCCCTATAACCATTCTTAAGTTCTTCATTAGCATCAGCATAATCTTGCATCTCCCGTAATGCCCGCTCTAAGGCGTCTTGTGTGGCCTCACGTCGTAAATAATCCGGAAGCCACTCTGTATATAGTGCATCCTTACACCAATAATCTAACTTCTTATTATTCTTTAAAAGCCAATCAGTATAACTGCCAGTATTAATACAACGAATAGCAACAAGGTGTCTTCCAAACTTAACAAAAGCATTATAATAAGGACTAGCGGCAAAGTCATCATATGTTTTTAGTCGAGCCGATCCCTGTGTGGTTTCATAGAAGCGAATGTATGCCTTGAAGCCCAATTGCACACCAGTTTCGTCGCGTTGTTGGTGTCGGCGTTTGGCTTCACACAAATGCACCGTGAGTGTGCTTTCCTTGCGGAACTCTTTTGTACAATACTTACAGGTGTATGTCATTTAGTATTTGAGAGAACAAGGGACCAATTAATTCTGCACTTGCTACATGTGCAGCTTCCAATGGGTGACTTCCAGGACCAACGGCATAACCTTGTTGTATGGCCCATCCCAAAAAGTTAGCATTATCACTCCAGCGAAAACATCTTGTGGCATCTATTTCACTTGCTAGTATTTGTGCAGCTTTGGTATTGTATTGTAACGGTAAATCGGCAAAGGTGTAAACATAAGGTACACCTTTTTTGGTCAAATACTGTGATAAGAACACAATATTCTTTACCGTATGGTATACTGAATACTCAGATTGCACACTAACAAAGAACTCTTTACAAAACGTGTTCTTACTGGGGATTATGTTTTGCCATCCTTCACGTTCAAAATAGAACTCGTGTCTATCAGCAAATGTCCAATTGACCAATACAACTTCATCTTTGCCGGTTACAGTTTCCACCACTTGTCTAACAGCAGTATCGTTACCGCCACCAGGGACTGCAACGCACACATATTCCAAGCCATGTTGTTGCGCCAGCAAGGCCGGGAATGACCGTTGACTTGGGTTACTTGCTATTTCTCCAACATCACCGAGTTCATTACCATATACAAAACTGCATCCTGCAGCAATTAATCTCACAGGTACTCCTTGATGCGCTTATCGTCCCATCCATGCGAGCGTGCCAGTTCTTTGAGATCTTTTTTGTCATTTAATTGGGCCATTAAGGCAATGTCGTCGGTTTTGGCATGCGGATATATTTCTCTCAAGAACTTTTCTGCTTTGTTGTTGCCGCCTTCTCGCTTCCGGGCTGCCAACCACGTGTGTCGTTGAACACCCATGCCCGGGCTCACTGTTGTGGCCAATAGCCATTGCAGTTTTTTATGCTGTGTACTGGATATGTCAAAGAAGTTTTTATTCAACCGTTCGTTCACACTCATCAAGTAATAGGCCTGTAGGTCTGCATCTCCGGATACAGTGGCACCCCAACGTATCATTAAGAACGGACTGAACTTTTTCTTTTCGTCGTCACTCAAACTGTCGTAGAACGCTCGATCTTTGAGATCAAATGCCCGCATTTCGTTTGCTATACTTAGTTTATCCATGTTCTCGTTTCAAGTTATAGTATACTATAGCACGTTCCAGTATCTCTTGCAAGCCCTCATCTGTTCGAGCCATGCGGCGAATCTCTCCCCACATTTGATCTTCCTGTATGTGATCAAGCAAGGGTCTACCATCACGTGTCCTGTTGTCCTGAATTAGATCACGTTGTGTGGTTCCGGGCAAACGGCGATAGACAGTATCGCCCCGATCTGGGCTTTCGTATATCCAACCCGGGTTGCCTTCAAATTGATCCGTCATCTCTGTCTATGTTCGTCTCGAATCCGATTGGCCATTTCTGGACTGTACTGTGGTAACGCTTCTACTTTGTTTTTGGTCTTACTGTTTTCTAATCGGGCGGTACGTGCTCTGAGTTCACTTGAACTGTAGTCGTGTGTGCGTCGATGGTAGTGTAATTCAATACCATTGTCTATGCAGTATTGCTTGCCTGTAAAATCTCTGTCAGCATATTCCTCACTAAGGAAACGA